TTCATACAAATATAAATATTTGAAGTGTCATAAGAGTATAATTTTAAGCTTTCTATTCCTGAGTTAATGTCTGCGATAGGATCTCCTGTTGCAGTATCATTCCATCCGTCAGCTGTTGCAGCTGCAGTTGGCACATTTGTAGGGTTTGGTGTTCCGCTTGTTGTAGCCTCTCCAACAACATCATATATCCTCTGTTCTACTTGTCTTTGGATTGCTCGAACAATATCTCTAACGTGAGCTGCATAAATATCTGGGTCACTATCTTTTTTATCTTCTTCAGAAATAGCTTGAGAGTTTGCTTTAAAGATTTTAATATATGAAGTTTGTCTTGTCATAGTTTGAGAAATAACTTCTGGTAAAGAACCCTCTGCCTGATAACCAATTCTTGAGGCAGTCATTCCTGAAGTGTCAGTTGTATCAATAAAACCAGCTGTCTTTTTCCACCATCTTAATTCTCTTGAACTAGTAGATGAAGAACGAATTATACTTCTTAATGGGCTTGGATATTCTTCTGCGAAGCCTGTTGCTAACTTGTTAATATTTAATCCTCTTATATCTGCTTGTCCTGTGCTATCTGCCATTATTCTTTATCTTCTTCCTCTTGTTTATTTTCTTCTTCTGTCATTATGCTGGGTCCTTTATTTGTATTGGTTTTAATTCCATTAAAAAAGTATCTGTATCAGAGGCAGTTTCTAAAGCCCTTCCCATTAGATTTGCTGTTGCACCTGCGGTAAATGTTGCAGTTACTACTTCCTGCGCAACACTATGAGATTCTACCATATCACCCACTGTAATACCTCCACCTGCCAGGACTTTAAAAATTCCTTCTAGATAAACAGGGATTTTAGTATTTCCATCATTGGCTATTTTTTCTGCTGCTGCAATTCCAATAACAACTGCATTAGCATTTGCCCCTGTTGCAGCGACAGTCATAGGGTCAGAAAGAGTTAAGAATGTTCCTTTTTCTATTCCAGTGCCGTCAGCACAAGTAAATGCAATAGGTGGTGCTGTTTCAATTACAAGTGTAGCCTCGTTTGCCATAAAATATAATTAAAAATAAAGTATTTAAATGTTTGTGTTATCCTGTTAGCCGAGTAACTATTTCTTATTAAACTCTTTTTCTGCTTTTTGGTATTCTTGTTCTGCATATTTTACAATAAATTTATAGAATTTAAGATTCTCCTCTGTCATCTTAACATCCATTTTCTTAGCTTCTATAAGATTTTTCCAATAAACCATTTCATCAGAACCGAGTTTAATTCCTAAGTCTTCTTTATTTTTTTCCATTTTAATTGCCTGACATAACTTTATTCATATATTCTTTAGCAGTTTCTTCTTTCTTCACTGGAGCTTGTCCAGCTTCACTCATTCCGCCCAGAGTTTTCTTAGCCATTAATTCTTCTTCTTGTCTTAAGAGTTCTGCTTTTCTTTCGTTGGCTTTTTCCAACCTTTCTGCCGCAGAGTTCGCTTGGTCAACGAGAGTAACTGCTTCAGGCTTGCTCCCCTCATCAGCGTCGCTAGTTGGAGTTTCTGGTTTCTTTTCCTCAGTTGTTTCTTTTTCATCCATTTGTTTTAACCTCCTTACACCTTTATTTTCTTTTGAAAATATCTGTCGGAACTTGCCAACCTGCAATACCTGCTAACACTATTAAGACTAATTTTAATATTGTCCCGTTGTGTCCGCTGTGTATAGCAAAACCTTCTAATAAAGTGATGCAAATCGCAGTAGTGCAAACTATTCTCCAATCTACTTTTTCCTTTTGTTTCTTTTTTTTTGTCATTATTATTGTGATTGAAGAAGTTCCTCAGCTTCTTCAAATTTACCCTCTCTAATTAATGCGTAATATTCAGATTTCCACTGCATCTCTGCTAAGTCTCTTTGTTTTGCTTCTTCATCAGCAGCAGCTTTCTCCTCTGCAAAACTTGGTTTTTCTTCTGTTGCGTTTATTATTTCTTTCCAGGCTTCGTTTGTTTTTTCAGCAGCTGCAAAAAACTCATCTAATGATTTTAGAACATTAACATAAGGAATTTTATCTTTTATGGCTTCTTTATTTGCTAAGAGTTCGTCAACCAGTTCCATTTGTTCCCTCGCTGTTTCCATATCATCAGCATCTATGGCTTTCATAATTGGGATGGATAATGTTTGCAGAGCTTCTTCTTTGATAAATCCTGCAAAGGGATAAGTTCCTAATATGTCTTTTGCTATTGAAGCCCCTAATGCTGTGAAACCCAAGCCAATAAATAGTTTTTTAGTTAATGAAGATGATTTAGGATTAACTGCATATCTTGCTAAAACATTTATTCTTTCTCTGCCTATTTGACGGGCCAGTGCAGCAGTTTGTTTTGAAGTTAGACCTGCGGCTTTTCCTATTGCATTAACATTAACTCTTGTTCCCATTTTTGCCATTGCTGATGGAAGTAATTTTCCCCCTGCCTGTGCTGACTTTAATGCCCCTGTTGCCGCGCCTGCTCCCAGCATTGTTGCCAGAGTAGTTCCCAGAACAACAGTTGTTTTAGGAGAAGTTAGAATTTTAGTCGCATATCCCCCGATAGTTTTCTTTTCTCTGTATGCTGCAATCCCTGTTTTTTTTGTTTGAACTTCTGGTTTCTTTCCCAACTGAATCACATCAGAACTTCTTTGTCCAGCTTTAGTTTCAACTCCTCTTTTATCCAGGACTATTGGTTTTGCAGTTGTGCTTTTTTTTGGTTTATCTTCTGTTAATTCTTTATATTTCTTGCTACCTTTTTTTACTCTTATTCTTTTTCCGTCTTTAAAATACATTGCCATTATTGTCCTGCCCCCGCAGTTGTTTCATTTGGCTGAACATTAACAGCGCCGTCTTTGGCTTTGTCTGATAATAGTTCGTTTTCTAAAGACGCTGGGAACTCCAAATTAATAACCAGATTTAGTTGTGATAGGACTTGCTCCTCTATGTAAAGTTGTTCTTCTTCTACTCCCTGCTGAAATGCCAGGTAAGCAATCTTAGCAGAAGCCTCTGTAAATTCTCCACTTCCGCCGAGGATGATTTTAGGAACCCCAGCCATTTCATAAAATTGATTATCTAAATATTTTATCCAGGGTAAAAAGTTTATTGTTGCATTTGACGGAATAGCTATTAATTCGCTTTCTGAAACATCATAAGGCTCGTAGATGTTTTCGCCTGTTCCTGTTGCAGCATCCATTTTTCTTTTATAGGCTGCGATTTCTGTAGGGTCGTCAGTTTTTAATTTAAATTTCCATCTTGGTTTTCCGTGCCAGTGATGAACTTGTCTTGCGTCAGCCATAGCCTCGTTTTTCATATCAAGAACAAGTTTTAACTTTTCAATTATTCCTCTGCCGTGCATCTCATCAGCCACACGATTACGAGCAAGATAAAATATTTGTTCTGGCTTAAATGTTTTTTCTCCTTTTCCTGCTCTTTTTGAAAGTTGTGTAAAACCTGTGAACATTCCCTGTTCATTAAACTCATGTCTCATTACTGCTGGGTCTAAAGGTTTTAGATTAATTAGATTGTCTTCATCATCTCTTATTATTTCTGCGTAGAAGTTCCCGCCGATTAACATTGTTCTCATTGCATTTTCTAAGATTGTATTGAAAGTGTCAAAACCATTTCCTTTGATTGTATCTAAAAGCATTGTTGTAATTTCATCAGCAGTAAAACCCTTTCCAACTGTCCATGTTGCTTTGGCATCTATGACTGCTGTAATTTCTGGAGTTTTCTCGTCGGTGTAGTAACCAAATTTAGATGGAAATTCTGTATCTGTCCATGTATTTTTTTTCTGCTCACTTGCTCCGTCGGTTGTTGCAGTATCCACTGAAAAGTCAGTCATTGCAGAGGTTAAGTCACTTGCAACCATACTATCTATTTTCATGTCTGCCATTATATTATGAACTCCTTAATTATTAAATCTGGAATTGGGTCTTGTTCTTCTGTTAAACTTATTGATTTTTGATTTTGCATGCTTAACTCTCCCATATCAAAACCTTTGTGTCTCACTTGCCCTAATAACCTGCCCCACTTTCCAACTCTGTTTTTAGGATTAATTATTATTTCTACTTCTTCCCCGAGGATTTGACTTTCTAACCAAGACTGGCTTTCTACTCCGCCTTTTTCGTTTAATTCTGCAGCCATAATATTTGAGAAACGAATTGGAAAAGCAAAGTCTCTGAAATCACAGGTTACTCTTATTGTATCTCCGTCGGTAACTTTGATAACTTTAGCCCAAAAATCCTCTGCGATTTGCTGGTGTGGACTATCAAAATAATAGAATGCCATTTGTGAGTTTGTCAGTTCTGGAAATCGTTTAAAGTCGTGTGCCATTTTAAAATTCATAAGTGATTCTTGCTCCATATACTATTGAATCTGCATCTAAATTGTCAATCCAAAGATGATAACGGAAGTTTTCATTATTTATAGTTGAGTTTACTATTGTTGTGTCTTCTGTGTTTGTTACTGCTGTAGCCATTGTAACTTGTGAAGATGCTCCATCTATTTCATATCTTTCTAATGCCCAAGTTAAATCACTAACTGATGCATAAACTACAACTTTTTTTATTGTTGCTCCGTTTGGGATATTTACTGGAGCTATTACATCTAAAGCTCCTGCTCCATGAACTATTGTCCCATCATTTCCATAATTTATTGGGTTTGTTTCTGGGTCTTGTCCTGTAAATGCAATTCCTGGAATACTCCAAATTTCTCCCCTTCCACTTCTTTTATCTTCAATGAGTGTTGTGCCTGTTATTAATTGGTCTGCCATTTTATGATTTAATGAAAGTTACAGTCTCCTGATTTTTAAGTAAGCCGATGCAGTGAACAAATCTCGCCCAATTTGTATTCATAATGTTTTCTTGTTCTCTTTGTGAAGCATAACCCAGTGAGGAATACATCGCCCCGTAAAAGCCCACAAAGTTAGAGACTGTTTCAGTTAATAGATATTTTTCCCCTGCTGTTAAGGCTGCGAACTCTGCGGCATCAACTGCAAAAACTTTTCTGCATAAGTCATTGATAAAACTCTCACATTGTTTGCAGAGTTCATTTATTCTGTCTTCATTTACATTTGTGCTATCATAGCCTTTGCCCATTTTAAAAATACACTCTGCAGAGGTTGCATATATTCCAGTGTGTGCCATATTATCAACAGAAAGCCATAATATTTAAACTTTTGTCTTTTGTGCACCAGCACGCTCTGGCTAATCCCTCTACTAC